GGGTGGCGCCCCCGTGCCGCTCGTCGCGCCGGAAGGGTGGTACCGGCCGCGGCAGAAACAGCAGAACCCCGACGTTGACCCACACGAACCGGCGGGCGGCGAGCACTACAGCGCGGGCTATGACCACGGCTGGTCGAACTGCACGATGGCGTCGGGGGCGATGGCGCTCGACTTCCACATGCTCGGCGCGCTCGATCTGTGGGGCGGCGACCTGCGCCATGCGCCCGGGCAGCCCGACCAGACGGGCGGCACCGATCTGTGGGATGTCGCCGAAGCGTGGGCGTACCACGGGCAGATGCTCGACATCCGCTCGGGTGACGGCTGGGCAGCGGCGAAGGCCGACCACGACGACGGCCGTGCCCTGCTCCTGACCGGCGAAGGTGACGTGCCCGGGTCGGCGAGTTTCGACGGCGCACACGCCATCTGCGTCCTGCCCGAAGTGCACAGCGACGGCCGATGGCTCATCGCCGACCCGCTGTCGACGGGCCCCGAGTGGGTGACCGCGAGCGCGCTCCAGACGTGGGCGGAACGGCTCCAGGGCTCGATCAACTACGCGCGCACGGCGGCGCATCCGCCGGCCGGATCACCCGCGGGAGGGGATGACGTGGCGATGAGTGCGGCGAGCGGGATCACGTCGACCGTGCGGGCCGACGTGCCCGGCGGGCTCGACTGGTTCGAGGATGCGAACCTCGCGCGACGTGGCGGCTCCTTCTCGAAGGCGGCGTCCGTCGTGTTTCTCGGCAATCCGATCGGCGAGTCCGTCGAAGGTGGCAGCCGGGCCGTCCTGATCAACACGGGGAACCTCTACGGCGACGGCAGTACGCGCCCCTCGATCGTCTACGTCGCGGCCGGCGCCGTGCGCACGTACAGCGTGCCGGCCCCGTCGGGTGACGTGGAAGAGGCAATCGCGATGCGCGATGACGAGTGGCGCGAATGGCTGCTCGACGGCGCGCCGGGATCGGTCGAATGACGGCGACCGACGGCGGCCCCTGGCGCGGGACCGCCCGTCGCGAGTGGGTCAAGCGGTTCATGGAACCCGACGAGCCCGTGCCCGACGCGCCGCCGACGTTTCACGTGCAACAGATCGGGTTGACGTCGCACCTGTGCCGCATCGGCGTCTTCGATCGCGCGCTCTGCGGGACCGTCTCGGGCGATCGGCCCTATGGGCCCGCGATCGCGCTCTGTCTCGACTGCCGGGCGATCGCGCGATGACGGACAACGGCAACGGCACGACGATCCCGGCGATCCGCGCGATGCTGCTGGACATTGCCGGCGATCTCGACGTGATCGCGCCCGTCGCCGCGGCCCGGATCCGTGAGTGCGTCGATCTGATGTACCGCCGGCCCGCCGTGCGGAACGCGCCACCATCGGCGCGCGAACTCACGGGCGGCCTGATCCTCTCGATCCGCGCGTATGCGCAGCTGCACCCGTCCATGACCGAGGCCGATATCGGGCACGTGTTCGACGTCAATCAGGGCCGCGTGTCCGAGGCACTGCACGGCAAGCGAACATAGGTGCACTGATGCAGTGGACTGACCCTGCACCCCCGCCCGGATGGGTACTGCCCGATGGGTACGAGTTCGTGAACCTCGGTACGTGCAAGGGGTGCAGTGCTCGGATCATGTGGTGCACCACGCCAGTAGGTCGACGGGCACCGGTCGATCGCGACGGCACGTCCCACTTCGCGACATGCCCGGATCGCGACCAGTTCCGGCGCGCGCGTGCAACAGGGCACCGGTTTTTCTAGTGGCTACTCGGGCTCGCAATACCTGTGGGCGAGATCTCTCCCCGGCGAAACGGAAGCCGGCGGGCGCGGCCGGATCGTCTCGGAGCAGGCGGAACTCGACGGCAACGCGCACGACGATCGCCTGGCTGCGCAAGCAGGATCGACTCCTGCCGGGCGATCAGGCGTCGACCGCGCGACGGCGAGTTACGACGTCGCCGTGCTCGGCCGCGTGCACCTCGCGGCCGTGTTCGCGCTCCTGAAGGGACACGCAACGCCCGAAGATGACGAACTCGATCGCGCCGTCAACTTCCTTATTCGCGGCGCCGCGCTACGCGACACGCCGAAGCCCTGACCGCGCGACGTTCGGCGATCGCATCGGGCGCGCCGCGACGCTGATCGGCACTCCGCTGATGGAGTGGCAGCAACTCGTCGCCGACGTCGCCGGCGAACACGACGAGCGCGGGATCCCGTACTACCGCGAGGTTCGCGTCACGGTCCCCCGCCAGCAGGGCAAGACGACGCTGATCCTCGCGGTATCGGTCGATCGGTGCCTCTCGTTCGGTCGCCCGCAACGGGTTCTCTACACGGCGCAGACGCGCAACGACGCGCGCGCGAAGTGGATCGAGCAGGTGGAAACGCTCGAACACTCGCCACTCCGACGCCTGTTCCGCGTGCGCAAGTCGAACGGCTCGGAGCGTGTCTCCTGGCGCACGGGATCGGTGCTCGGCATCACGGCATCGGGCGAGAAATCCGGGCACGGGTTCACGCTCGACGAGGCGTTCATTGACGAGGCGTTCGCCCAGGTCGACGACCGCCTCGTACAGGCGTTCCGCCCGGCAATGGTCACGCGCCGGGACGCGCAACTCTGGATCCTCTCGACGGCTGGCACCGAAACGTCGACGTTCCTGCGCGAGCGTGTCGACGACGGGCGAGCCCGCGTCGAAGCCGACGAACGCGAGGGCGTCGCGTACTTCGAGTGGTCCGCGCCCGACGATATGGCGGTCGACGATCCGGCGACGTGGCGGCTCGCGATGCCGGCGCTGGGCGTGACGATCGACGAGGACACGGTGGCGGCCGACTTCGCGAGCATGGACTCGGGCGAGTTCGCCCGCGCGTATCTGAACCGCTGGGCGCCGAAGGGGATCCCCGTGTTCGATCTCGCCGCGTGGCTCGCGTGTCTCGATCCGGCGTCGGCGCCGGCGGGCTCGATCGCGTTCGGCGTCGACGTCGCGCCCGATCGCGCGTCGGGCTCGATCGCGGCCGCGGGCGGCCGGGCCGACGGGCGCGTGCACGTCGAGCTTGTCGACCGGCGCGACGGGACCGACTGGATCCCGGGCCGGATCCGGGAACTCGTCGACCGCTGGCGGCCGTCGGGCGTCGCGATCGATCCCGCGGCGCCGGCGGGCTCGCTCGTCGCGTCCCTGTCGCTCACCGGGATCCCGCTCGCACTCTGCACCGGCCGCACCTACGGGCAGGCGTGCGGCGCGTTCTTCGATGACGTCGCGGCCGTGCGGCTCGCCCACCGCGGCCAGCCGGCACTCGACGACGCCGTGATCGGCGCGCGCAAGCGGAACCTGGGCGACGCCTGGGCCTGGGCCCGCACGCCCGACGCGGCGGATCCCGCGCCGCTGATCGCCGCGACGCTCGCCCGCTGGGCGTGGTCGACCGCGCCGGCGCTAGACGCGCGCATCTACTAGCACGCCGGATAGACGCTGAACAGGACCGGTTCCGGTCCTCCGGTACCTCCGGTCCCCTAGCACGGTTTACTCCCTGCGAGATCCCTTTCTAGACGCGATCTTTTTCGTGCCGAGGTACTAGTACTCGGGTAGTACTGTGGCGAGCGTGTTCGAGGGGTTGAAGAACGCCTGGGATCGGTTTACGGCGATGCCAACGTCGGCGCCGTCGGAGTCGGATCTCGGCGGGCAGATCCAATGGGAAGTCGACCGGCGTCTGGGCGCGGCCGACTACCTCGGGCTCCCGTCCGTCGGCCGGGCCCGTCAACTCCTGATCTCGTCGATCGCGCAACTCGAACCCGTCGCCTACCGCGGCGGCGTCGCCATGGACTCGCAGCCGGCCGTCGTGACGCGGCCGCAGCCCGGCATCACGCGGTACGAATGGCTGGCGCAGATCGCGTCGTCCCTGATCGACGACGGCGACGCGTTCCTGTGGCTGCCGGCGACCGGCCGGAACGCCGAAGGGTGGCCCGACGTCGCCGTCGTGCTGCCGGCCGACGACGTACAGGTCGAATGGGCGACGCAGCCGATCACCCGGCGGTACCACTGGCAGGACCGCGAACTGATCGAAGGGCGCGACGTCCTGCACATCGCGGCGAACCGCCGGGCCGGCGAACTGCGCGGCCGCTCGATCTTCGACCAGTACGCCTACGCGCTCGCCCGCGTCATGGGGACGGAACTCTATGCGGCGGACTGGTTTGATACGGGCGCCGTGCCCGACGTCACATTGAAGTTTTCGGGCTCGTTGACAGATACCGAAGCCGCGGCCGCGAAGGCACGCTGGGTCGCGAACCACCGGGATCACTCGCCGGGCGTCCTGGGCGCCGGCTGGGATCTCACGGCGACGGGAACCGATCCGGCCGCGTCGCAGCTGTTGGAGTCGCGCGGCCGCGGCGACCAGGACGTCGCGCGCATGTTCGGGATCGTGCCGGCCGAACTGCTCCTTGTGTCGCTCACGTCGTCGTCGCTCACGTACCAGAACGTCGCCGCGATGCTCGACACGCTCGTCCGGGTGACGCTCCAGCCGACGTACCTGTCGCCGATCGAAGAGGGCCTGTCAGATCTGCTCCCGCGGACCCAGGTCGTGCGGTTCTCGTTCGACGAACTGCGCCGGCTCGCCGAACCGGAGGCGATCGCCGCCTACGGGCTCGCGATCGACAAGGGCATCTATGACGTGCCCGAAGTACGGGCG